CTAATCCTTATGACAACCCAAGCCAACCAAACCCAAACACCAACCACCGCTACTACCGAAGGTCAAGCCCCAATCGAACAAGCGCCCGTGCCAACTCAAACGCCACAGCCACCAGCTCCACCACAACAACACAAAGCAGAAGATGGTTTTTTACAAAAAATGGCAAATATGTTTAGCAAAAAATCAGAAGGCATGACTAAAGATGAGCAGGACATGGTATTACAAGGGTTTAATACCTTAAATGAAAAAGCCGAATCCAATGCCGAGACCACTGCCCAAATCGCCGAAAGCGTCACCCAATTAACCGCCACGGTGAACCAGCTCAACCAGAATTTTGCCAGCTTACAAACCAAGCTGTCCACCGAGCCTGTACCGATGACGACCACACCGCCTGCAGGTGTCAGTCATGCACTCGCTGACTGCTAACCAAATTTTATCACCCTTAAAATCACACAAGGAAAACCCATGGGAAGTTACGCTTTATCTGCTGCCACCCGTATTGCCTTACAGCAATACACCCAACAAATCGCCACCATCAACGGTGCCGAAAACTTTGCCACCACTATTCAAGTGCAACCTGCTCGTCAACAAACTTTGATTGAGCGTTACCAAGAGGTCACAGACTTTTTAAAACGTATCAACATGGTCACTGTGCAACAAGCGACAGGTGATAAATTGGGTCTTGGTAACGACCAACGTGTCGCCAGCAATACCGACACCCGCATCCAGCCCCGTCGTCCGACGCCGATTGGCAATCTTGAGCATATCGATGATTACGTCTGTACACAAACAGACTACGACGTCGCCTACCTATGGGCAGTCATCGACCAATGGGGTGCTTTCCCAGATTTCCAAAAACGCCTGCAAAACTTGGCGATTAAATTGGTCGCCCAAGACAAGCAAATGGTTGGCTTTAACGGTACTCACCGCGCGAAGACCACTAACAAAACGTTGTATCCAAAACTACAAGACGTCAACGTTGGTTGGTTAGAAAAAATTCGTACATTTGCCCCAGAGCGTCATATTGATGAGCTGGTAATTGGCGCAAGCAAAGAATTTAAAAATATTGATGCGCTGGTCGAAATGGCAGTCAATGAACTAATCGCCGAACAGTTCCGCGACAATAGCGACTTGGTTGTCATTACCTCGCGCGGTCTGGTCGCGGATAAATACCAAAACCTTATCAATCAAACCTTAGCCCCAACCGAGCAGGCGGCTGCCAATGCCTTATATCAGAAAAAACAGCTTGGTACGTTGCCAGTCGATACACCTGCGTATTTCCCAGCTAATGGCTTACTAATTACCAGCTACGACAATCTATCTATCTATCAACAACGTGGCAGTATGCGTCGTCTTATCAAAGATGAGCCGGAATGGAACCGCACCTCTGACTATCAATCAGTGAATGAATGTTTTGTCGTCGAAGACTATGATAAATGCGCCTACATCGAAAACCTAGTGATTGAAGCATAAGGAAACCCATGAGCAGCTTACGAGACCATTTTGAACGTGTACGTGCCGAAAAAGCGGCACGTCAAGCCAATGCCGACCCCCGACTATCTGCCGGTGGTCGTCAGTTAAACCGCCCACTGGGCAATACCATGACCCGTCAAACCGCCCCCGTACAAGACGCTGAGTACACCGACGATGACGAAAACCCAGACGCTGGCAGCCCTATTGAACTCAAGTTTTTTAATGACTGGCAGTCGCTACAAGGCATCCAATCGCAGGCCAAAAAGAACGAGTTAAAGGCTGACTTTTTGCCTTATTACCTACCGTGGATTGAAGGCACACTAGCCGCGGGGATTAGCGGTCAAAACGATATGCTAGTTCAACTCATGGTATGGGCGCTTGATACCCATGAATTTGATACCGCTACCCGCATTGCAGAGTTTGCGCTACTCAACGACATGGCTATGCCAGAACAATTTACACGTGACGTTGCAACCGTGTATGCCGAGCAATTGGCATCTGAAGTGACCAAAAAAGCGGATAACCCAAGCGAACACACTGACATTCTGGCAAAAGCAATCGAAATTACCAACGACCACGATATGCCAGACCCTGTACGTGCCAAGTTGTATCGAGCTTATGGTGATGCGTTAAAAGCTGACAAGCCAACGGACGCCATTGCTGCTTATGAAAAAGCAATTGCAATTTACCCTGATGTTGGTTGCAAAACCGACTTATCAAAACTTAAAGCCGCTCAAGGCTAACAGACCCCACCACGGGTAAGGCGGCTGATAAAACTATCTGAAAAGTAAATTAACTTTTACCAGCATTCTTTTATCACTACCGCCTTTTTATTTTGGATAACCCATGCTTATCAATCAGCAAATCAATCATGCCGAAGTACCAAATCCGATTAAGGGCTTGCCATCGGTCTCAACGACAGACTTGGTGCAAATGATGCGTATTGACAAGACAATGGGCAGCGACCGTATTGCAGGCTACATCAGTGATGCCTATGACAATATTAATGCACAAATCCCTTACTTGGATGACGACCAGTTTGGTTTTGTTGTGGGCGGTACCTGCGTTTGGGAGTCTGCCCCTGCTTTGATTAGCCACCACCACCGATTATCATCGAATATTAGGTCAATATTACCCCGCTGGGCTGACGGATTTTTATCGCTTACCCAATTAGTTACTCACCATCGCTGGCAGCGCACTTATAAGCGCGCGGTTCTCAACGAAGCCGCCGCACTCATGGCTGATAACTACATGGACTTTGACACCATTGGTCAAGGCATCACACGCGGCAATAATGAACAAACCAAATCTGACGCCCTGCGCCGTATCGTCAACCATGCGATTGCTGACTTGACCGGCAAAAGCCGTAACCGTGTGAGGTTGTTATGACAATACAACGCACCACAGCATCACAACAATTTGACACGCTCGACGCTATTGCTTATCGCTTTTTTGGTAATCAATCAAACGCATACTTACCAAAAATCGTTGAATTAAACCCACAATTTACCCCACACGCTATTTTACCTATGCGCAGTACCGTGATTTTACCTTTTACGACAACCGTCGCCAACGTGCAGCAACGGTTAAAACTTTGGGATTGATATGTTAAAAAAATCTAGCCTAATTTTCGACATCATTGGCTGTATGCTTGGATGGAGTATTGTTGCTTTTCTCTGGCTGCTTGCCACGATTAACCCCGTATTTGCCTATTCTAACCAGCTATTACCTATTTCTACCATTACCAACGCTATGCTAGTAGCAACGATTATCGGTGCGATTGGTGGTTACCTTGCCTTCGGCGAAGATAAAAAATTCCCCCCATCTGCCACTAGCGTAGGACACGTGCTCTTAGGTTTGGGTGCAGGATTGTTCTTTACCCGTGGCAGTCTTGAGCTCATGGGTCGTAACAATTCTAGCGAGGACGTGGTTTTGTTCGTTAGCTTTTTGTGGGCTGTCGGCGGTTATTTTATTTTGCGTCTATTAATTGCAGTTGCCAATTCTGATCGTATCAAAGCCATTTTGCCCGATTGGCTTGCCAAATTTATGGGGGTGGATAAATGATTTACCTATTACACGTCGGTTTAATGCTACTTAGCATGACCATTTTAACAGCGTTTTTATGGCTGACACGCCGCTATGATGACATCCTTTGGTGGACACTGCGATGTTTGTTACTCCATAGTCTGATTGCCGTTGTTTATATGGCATATGACGCCGTGCATGCAGGGTTTACGATGTCATTGAGCCTTATTTTGATTCGCTCTGGTTTTGCCACCTTGACCATGGCATTAGCATTGTTATGGTTTTTACTGCACTGCGAACGTAAAAATCATCGTCGCCAGCGATTTAATGACCGTATCAATCACATCTTTAAGGAGAGCCAATGAGCACACCTGCCCACAAAAAAATAACCCTAGCCCAAATCAAAGCCTGTGCCGATAGTCTTGGCGTACCCTTAGCCACCATGCGTGCTGTGCATGAGGTCGAAAGCCGTGGTCATGGCTTTAACAGCGATGGCACGCCAGTGATTTTGTTTGAGCCACATATTTTTTATAAGCAGCTCACCAAAAAAGGCTTGCTGGATATTCGTGCAAAAGTGATGCGAGAACGTCCAGACCTTTGCTATCCAAAATGGAAACCAAAGTCCTACGGTGCTGAAGGTAGCTATCAACACCAACGCTTGACCGCCGCCAGTCAGTACCACCGTGAATCTGCCCTTGAGTCTGCCAGCTGGGGATTGGGACAAGTGATGGGCTTTAATTGGAAAGACTTGGGATACCCAACGCTACAAGCTTTTATCAACGCCCAATACAAAGATGAAGGCGCGCAACTTGACACCATGTGCCGATTTATCCGCCAAAATAAACTTATTGATGCCCTAAAAAACAAAGACTGGTCAGCGTTTGCCTATCGATATAATGGCGAAAGCTACAGAGCCAATAATTATCATGGCAAACTTGCCGCCGCTTTTAAAAAATTTAACGCATGAAATACCTAATCGATCTTAAAAACGACCTACTGGCACAGTTTAAGCCGATTACCGCCGACAAGACCTTTTTACAGCTCGTCAACGGCAATCTGCCGCCAGAGACGCAAACAGTCAGTTATATTGCCCGCTTTATTTTTACTGATTGCAAACTTGCCGAGCCGTTTGCCGTGTTGGCATTTATCCGCCAGTGGTTTGACGCACGGGGGCGCAGTGTTCCCGATCTAAGTTTTGATTGCGATGTCATCGACTTGGAGTCTTACGACTTGCAGATTGATATTAGTCTAAACGACAAGCTCACTTTTATTGCCATTGATACGGTAGCTGTTTGTCCTGAGCTGGTGTGGTCGGATGAAGCAGGGACGTTTATTAGCAGTAGTATTTTGGCAGGCGATTTCATTGATGAGTAATTTTGGATGCGTAATTTTGGATGAGTGATTTTAGCGGACTGACCGACTGGTTACAGCGGATTGACACACAACTCGACGACGGTCAAAAACAAGCGTTAATGCGTCGCATTACCACCCGACTAAAACAACAATGGTCGCAGCGCATCCGCTCTCAAGTCGACCCAAGCGGTGCAGGTTTTATCCCAAGAAAAGCCAAGGGGCGTAAGTTTCGTGGCAAAC